TTAATTCAGGTGTTGGGAGCAGACAAAGTTCAGCAGATTCCATTTGAAATGTAAATCAAAAAAATAATAAAAACAATACAAAAAATAATAAAAACAATACAAAAAATAATAAAAACAATACAAAAAATAATAAAAACAATACAAAAAATAATAAAAACAATAAAAATAATACAAAAAAAGAGGAACAATGTTTCTTTTTTTTAATAACAAAAACCAGTGATAAAATCAAAAAATTGAAATACTTTTTCACTAGTAAGCTATCTATAACCCTATAAGCGAAGCCTTAAAGCAATCATGATTAACCAACAACTTACGTTAGTTATTCCCCGCGTCTTTCCCCAATGGGTCGACGAAGAAAAGATTATAACCATCTTTCGTCAGCAGCAAATCGGCATAATATCTAAGGTAAGTATTGTGCGTATGCCGGACACAAGTGGAACGGGTCCAAGTGGAACAGGCCCAAGTGGAACAGACAAAACACACCCGATTTATAAAGCGTATCTCTATTTCAGCGTGTGGTTTGAAAACATCATCACCGAAAATTTTCAAAAACGCATTTACGGCAAAGACAAGCAGGCTCGTGTTGTCTATGATGACCCCTGGTTTTGGACGGTTTTTGAAAATACTGAACGCGTTAAGCTCTCCAAGAATGACAAGCGCCTCATGCGTTTAAGCGCAGAAATCTATAAAAATACATTATTTGTTCAAACACAACAAGAAGAACTCGCGCGTGAGATGGCTCAGCAAAAGCACCAGATGGCCGAGCAAAAGCTCCAAGTGGCCGAGCAAAAGCTCCAAGTAGCCGAGCAAAAGCTCCAGATGGCCAAGCAAAATAATGTGATCCAAAATCTCCAAAACTTTTGTATTAAAAACGGCTTGGAAATTCCTTTCTGGAGCGCAAATCACCCACCCTCTTTCGAAGACTCTTCGTTCGAAGCTTTGAGTGCGGAGACTGCGGTTAATAGTGCGGAGTTCGTTTTACACACCGAAGGAGATGACACCGAACGAGATTTCGACGACGAACGAGATTTCAACGAGGACCGAGATTTAAACGAACGATATTTAAACGAACGATATTTCAAAGACGACGGAGTTTACAACGAAGGATATTACAACGATGGAGGAGATTTCATCCCACGAGAATATTCCTCAATTCCTTATGAATGCGCCAAATCAGTTCTTGAGGAAGAATACGATGAAAATTTTAATTACGGTGAAAATTTTAATTACGGATTTATTCCGGTTAAGTCGTATAGCGCCGATTGGAAATTAGAAAACCCGTACATCAACAACACGCCAGAACAATCGCGCCTTTGTTCGTATTTAGGAAGATGGTATTAATACAATAATGGAGATGTCTATGTATATGTAATAAAACAATAAAACAATAAAACAATAAAAAACAATAAAAATCATAAAAAAAAATAAAAAAGAGGAATAAGGTTCCTTTTTTTACTTTTTTAAGTATATAATAAATACTATAACTATAAAGTATAAGTATATAGTATAAATGCCTAATTCAATAATGAAAAAAACATGTGCTAGTGATTATATAGCTATAAAAAAACAAAACGCAATTTTTAATGGAGTGAATAAAAATAATATGGTTATTAATTCGATTGAGAAATGTTGTTTAAAAAATAGAGAAAACCCACCAATATGTACGGTTAGAACATCAAAAAGCTATGAAATAAAAAATGATTTTTATAATGGACGAAGATATAATAAGGAAATATGTGAATTATGAAATATGTAAATAATATATAAATAATTATTAAACTTAAAATTGATTTCAAATTAATAAGATAAATTCATTTATACAACCAAAAATGAATTTATCAACACAGAGTGAAATGAATTTGTCACCTGAACAAGAATTAGCATTACAAAAATACAAGGAAGGCAAAAACATCTTCTTGACTGGACCAGGCGGGTCAGGTAAAACCGAACTCATCCGAAGAATGGTCGCGATTAGCCAAGAGCAAAAAAAGCGCTTACAAGTCTGTGCATTAACGGGTTGCGCAGCAATCTTATTACAATGTAAAGCAAAAACAATTCATTCTTTTGCGGGCATCGGGTTAGCAAGCGGCACCGTAGACGAAGTCATTCGCAAAGTAATCGCAAATAAATATAAAACAAAAAATTGGACAGGAATAGACATCTTAATTATAGACGAAGTCAGTATGATGTCGTCGAAGCTGTTTGATATTTTAGATTATATTGGTCGCCGCACGCGAAAAAGATTGGATAAACCGTTTGGCGGTATTCAGGTGGTGTTATCAGGGGATTTCTATCAATTGCCACCCGTCGGCACGTATGGTCAAGCCGATACTTCAGCCTTCTGTTTTGAAAGTGAAAATTGGGGAAAGACCTTTGATGAGATTATTTTATTAAAGACCATTTTCAGGCAACGCGATCCGGAATACACGACGATTCTGAATCAAGTCCGCGTAGGAAAATTATATAAATCCTCGTATGAAAAACTCCAACAACATATTAATAAACCCTTTCCTACAACAAGCGCAGCAGTACCAACAAGCGTAGCAGGATCAAGCGCAGCAGTACCAACAAGCGTAGCAGGCTCAAGCGCAGCAGTACCAACAAGCGCAGCAGTACCAACAAGCGCAGCAGGATCAACAAGCGCAGCAGTACCAACAAGCGCAGCAGTACCAACAAGCGCAGCAGTACCAACAAGCGTAGCAGGATCAAGCGCAGCAGTACCTAGACAAACTTTTAAACCAACGATTCTGCTGCCTAGACGTAAAGATGCCGAATTAATTAATACGCAAGAACTAGAGAAGTTAACCGGTGAAAGTAAAATCTACCGAATTAGTAAAACAACCATAGTACCGCAACAAGCATCAGCACAAGCGCAAGCAGCACAACAAGCGTCAGCACAGCAAGCACAAAAAGCATTAGCATCAGCACAGCAAGCACAAGCAGCACAAGCACAAGCAGGAGAAGCGCATATAAGTGAAGACCAAAAAGAAGCGGAATATAATTTCTTGGCGAGTAATATTATGGCAGATAAAGAAATTGTGCTTAAAATCGGCACGCAGGTAATGTGTATTGCGAATATTGATATGGAAAGTAGCGACCAGGTCGTAAATGGGAGTCAAGGCATGGTCGTTGGTTTCATTGGTGAATTGCCGTTAGTACAGTTTAATAATGGACCGCGGAGAACCGTAGGATATCATGTTTGGGCGAGCGAAGCGATTCCAACCCTCGGGGTTAAACAGATGCCGTTAATTTATGCGTGGGCAATTACGATTCATAAAGCGCAAGGCGTTTCCTTGGATATGGCGCAGATCGACGCAGGCAGTAATATATTTGAATGTGGTCAAACTTATGTCGCGCTCTCACGGGTCAAAAGTCTAGAGGGGCTTTATTTGACGGACTTAAATCCGCAAAGAATTAAAGTAAATAAAAAAGTTCAAGAATATTATATGTCATTAAAGTAAATATAATAATTATAAAATATAATAATTATAATAATCATAATAGAGTTTTTTAATTCTAAAGAAAAAACTAATCATAAAAGTGAATCATCATAAAGTTTTTCAAATAAAAAGAAAAAACTAATCATAAAGTTTTTCAAATTCTAAAGTAAAAGACCAATCCATATTATTTAAATTAATAAATCGCCCATATTCGTCATACATACTAATATGTAATCTTTGTATATCTACTGCTCCAAAATATTCCCGAGTTCTGCCTGATTGACTATCCAATCCCAAATCATTACTCACCTGATAAACGCCAACATCTCCTTGAACAGATGAAAGATTTACCCGCGTGATCACATTATTTTGCAGAATAGAATTCGCATAGGCAACAATATAGGAGGGTGTCGTATTTTTCTGATAATCTTCTATGGATATAAAGCCGTAACGGGGTCCGCACGTCAGACAAATGCCTTCAGATACACACGCGCCAGCGCCAGGAACTAGCACATCCCCGCAAACATATTGGGCGCTACGGAACCCGAGTTGCCAACCTAATCGCATTTGAATATTTGTTTCTAAATTAAGGTTCCCCTCACCGTCTATATTGAAACGCACCGTAAAGCCGTTTGTAAATACAGTAGTGCCAGCACCAGCCTGCGGGACAGCAAATACTGAACGCCCACTAATCCGGTCTAAAGTAAAACATAAATCTTTAAGGGGATTTATTTTCGGCTGCGCTCCATTAAGTGTTACTTTACCTGTCGTAAGATCGACTGTTCCGGGTGTAGCGGTAGAAATAGCGTTATTCATCGCGGTTTCAATATATGCTGCGTTGCTTTCACCTGCCCAAGATTGTTCGTAATTTCCATCAGGCAATACAACTAACCAGCAATCTGTACCAGCGCCACTCGCATCAATAATAAGACACGTAGAATTTCCGCTAAACTTTGAAATAGCATGATAAGACATCGGGACTTCAATCGACGCGATACGCATTTTAACAACATGTTTTTGGGTAAAAGGCAATGAGATCGTGAAATTTGTAGCACTCGTTCCGTAATAGTTTGGTCGAAAGCGACTATCAATATTAATACTCTGTGTTATCGTGCGGACATTGATAGGATTCAAATATCCAGTTGGGACATTACCCTGCCCCGCTAATCTTCCGTCAAGTAATTTCGTAGGTTTTGCGGTATCTTCTATTAAAAAATTACTCCCATGTTGAATAATTTGATTATTTATATTTTTTTTATTTGTAATACGGTTTGATATGGTATCAATAAAAAAACTTATTTCGAGTTGTTTCTCTGAACCTAAACTTTTACTACTAATAAGTTGTTTTAATAATAGATCTTTTGCGTTTAAAATATCAGGCGTTGTATAAGGTTTTTTAAGATTAAATAAAGTTTCTATTTCTTCATCGTTATATAGTTCAGAATTGAGATTAAAAGTATCCATTATATATTTTGCTAGGTTATTTTTTAAATAATTAGTGTCCGCAACTTCCGCAAGATTTCCCACTTTTTAAACTACCTAAATCCATCGATCTAAAGAGCGCACCACCGGACATAACTGGAGGAAAATCACGACTTTGTCTTGGTGCTGTCATAGGCGCCGGCGCTTGTGCCCGTGCTGACGCTTGTGCCCGTGCTGACGCTTGTCTTGGTGCTGGCATACTTCTACGCTCACCTGAATTTGTAAATATCATTCCTATACCAGACATAATATATAATATATAATATATAATATAATATTTTAAGCTGAACAAATACAATTCTGGCTCTGACTAATTAGACCATATGACTGTGTTTTATTACCCTGAATAGGCACAGTCGCCGCACTAGCATTACTTTGGGTTCTAAGATTAATCGCCTTTTTTCTACCTAAATAGCGGGCGTATGAATTATGTTTGATATCTACACCCGTACCGGCCGGTGCCCCCGCCCCGGGTCGCATACTAGTTAAAGTCCTTTGTAACGAATTGCCGTGCGTGGGATGGTAGGCGGTTTGTTGTGAAGCCACAAAACTATCACTTGATTGGTTCCAATTGAGCGGGTTAGCAAGTGTCGCATTTTTTAATCTTTCCGACGCCATATTCAATGCTCCCAGATTCATACTATAAATTGAAGACGGCACACGAACTTGTTTCCATATTTTTTTTTGTATAGCACTCGCATCATTAGACCCTCCGGAACATGATACACATTGCGTATTTGTATAGTTATTATCTCCACAATCACAAGGCATCTATAATAATAATAAATATTATATTAATTATTATAATTAAACAAAAAATTGAAAATTATAAATTTTATATAAAAGCTATAATTAAAATTAAACAAATGGCTATGCCTATATCAATAATTCCGTATAAATGTAAATATTGTAATCGCACTTATAAATTAAAACCGAATTATGATAAACATTATCTATTGTGTGATACATTAAACAAGACTATTACATTGAACAAAGGTACATTGAATAAGAGTAATAATGACGATCTGCCGAGTTTTCGCGACATGTTCACACTTATATTAGAATTGACGGCAAAAAACTCGCAGCTAGAACAAAAGGTCGAAGAATTGAGTAAATGGGCAGAATCCAAGAAGAAAAAATTAAATGTGATTGATTGGTTAAATGAGAAATATACAAAAAATATAAAATATACCGAGTGGCTAGCTGGAATCATTATAACAAGAAAACATCTAGAAGCAGTATTCAACTCAGATATGGTAATTGGTTGCTCGGAGATAATCAAGAGTTTACTCAATTTTCAAGGCACAGATGATACAGAAACTCAGCCAATCAAAGCCTTCGACCAAAAAGATAATATTCTATTTATTTACAATCATGATAATAAGTGGGAAATGCTATCGCCACAGATGTTTGCGAATTTAATGAACTCCTTATCTAAAAATATATTAACTGAATTTATAAAGTGGCAAACCGAAAATAAACATAGGATGCGTGAAGATGACTTTTCGTATAAGTATGCGAGAAATGTTCAGAAAATAATGGGCGGAAATCTCACACAAGAGCAGATTCATATGCGCGTAAAAAAAGAAATATACAATTATTTGAAAATGAATCTAAGAAATGTCGTAGAATATGAGTTTAGTTTTTAGCATAAATATTAGACAATCTTCATAAGAAGATTTAAATAGTGTATTTAGTTTTAAAAGCATCAACCGTCATCACCGGCACCCCATTTTTTTTCGCCTCAATAATTTTCGTGGTGGCGGTGGTGACATCCTCGTCTAGACTTTTCACTAATAAAACAAATGTATTTTTATTTACAGTGGCGCCTTGTTCTGCGCCAACGTGTTCTAATGCGCTAATCAAGGGTTTGTCTCTAAATCCGCTCATCACATATTTTTTCCCATATAAAGGATGTTCTTTTTTTTCAGGCGAAGAAACCGGTTTTGCTTCTAAAGAATAAAGTTTATTTTCTAGACCAATATCTCTCATAAATTGTATAAATTCTGGTATTTTTTCTATAAATTGTTCGGATGTTTTTTGGGCCATACCCGCGATACTTCTAAGCTGAGCAAGCGGCGTTTTCACACCACCACCAACAACTAAAACCTCAGGGTAGGCATCCAGAATAGTTTTAAATTTTTTAGTGCCGAACCCGCGCCCAAATATATTAGACGAATGCATAAACTCTTCTAAGGAGGTCTCCGCCAATCGGGTTTTAATACCAGTTTTTATTTTCTCTGTTAACCGCTCTTTAAATCCGTCAACCTTTAAGAAATCAGCCTCGTCCATCTTAATTATTTTGGGTATAGTATCAAAGCCAGCGTCGATTATTCTTTTAATATTTCCCGAACTCAACCCATCTACGCCGATACCGACAAAAAAACCGCTGATATTTTTTATCCGAACCGTTTCATCCGTCGTTTTATCGACCAACATAATATCCACTCGCGTGTCATTCCACGAATAATCTACCTGCGGAAATAGAGCTAGAGCGGCCGGTTGTATCACCTGTTTAATATGCGGTATCACGTCGCCACTCCGAATAAGTTGAATCACCGCTCCCACGCCGATTTTATTGTTCTCAATAAATTTTGCGTTAAACCCCGTCGCATATTCTATTTTTACCCCACATAAAATAACTGGTTCAATTTGGACCCGCGGTTTTAGGTAACCATCTTTACTCGGGGTCCAAATAACATCAACGACTTTGGCTTCAGCCATCTGGTCGGATAAAGCCATTTTAAAAGCAAAAGCGTGTTCAGGATTGCCGGCTTTTCGCTCATACACTTTATCATGAATACAAATAACCCCGTCTATTTCATACTTACACTCCGCGCGCCATTTTACCAGATAACTAGATAATAGATCATTTGTTATTATTTTTTCTCTGGAATGAGTAACCACTTCTACATCTTTAAGCCCTAATAGAAAGTTGAGTTGGTCGGATGGTTTCCTAACTGGATAAATTACCTCATAAGCCACAAATGATAAATCTTTATATTTCGCCTTATCTTCTGTTTTTTTATTTACCACACCAGCCACAAAATTTCGCGGATTTGCGAATATACTCGCATATTTTGTAGCAAATAATTCTTTAGAAATAATAATTTCCCCGCGAATAGTGATATTTTTTGTTTTCGGTAAACGCAGGAAAGGAATTAAATGACTTATATCTTGGCCGATAACACCGTTTCCGCGGGTATAAAGTTTCGGCTCATACATGCCCTCAGTCGTGTAGAGTGCGCTTATGCCGTCTAATTTACAGGATAACACATAGCCTGTCTCCTCCGCACATGTGTAAGTCGTCATCCATTTACTCAACGCATCCGTATCAGGCTTAATTTTATCCATCGACCACATTTGATAAGGCAAAGTCACTTTATTTTTCTCCGCCGCCACCATGCCAATTTTTGTATAGCCCTCTTTTATTGCTATACTTTTAGGAAACCGTTCAGCAGTATAACAAATTAAAACATCGTATTCATTGTCGCTCATTAATGGTTCGCCGTTATCTTCCGAATAATAACCCTCATCCGCTAACTGAATGATATGGATTAATTCTTTTTCGGATAGTTGTTTCAAGGCAGAAATACCTTGCTTTTTAAACGCCTCGATCATATTCTTAGGCCCCATCGTATTCTTAGGCCCCATCGTATTCTTAGGCCCCATCGTATTCGTAGCCGGCATGATATAAGTATTGTATAATATTAATTTTAAATCGAATTTTATATATAAATAAAATATGTTAATATAATAAATGAGTATTTTTATTCACTCGTCTGGAGAAACGAAATCTATTATCAATGGCAATGTTTTGGATGATAAATCATATGATGCGATATACGATGGAAAAAATATGAAAATAACAGGGCATGATAAGGATAAAAAATTTAATATAAAAATGACGAATGCTGATATTATGGAACTACTTGCGAAACCATCTAGCAATTTAACTTTAAAACAAAGACTAATGAATGATTATAATGTAAAAAATGGTTCTATAAAAAAACGCAAAAATAAAACCTATAAGAATAAATCAAATAAAAGCAAATCAAATAAACGCAAATAAAAGCAAATAAACCATCACCAATATGTAATAAAATTGAATTATATATTATATTTAAATTTTATTACATATTAAGTTACATAATCATATAAAATGAATACATATCTCTCTACATTAAATCCGCATGAACGCGACAATAATATTTCGTTTGAAGCAGGTCCACACAAATATACAATTAATGGCGAGAAGGATAAAAAATATACATCGGTTACTACCTGGAATCATAGTCATTTTGCCCATTTTGACGCAGAAGGAATTATTACCAAGATGATGTCTTCAAAAACATGGGAAAAAAGTCAGTAT